CGTGTCCGCTGTTGAGACCGAGCAGGGGCGCCGCTGGGCTGAGAGCAAATTGAAGCTCATGACCGGCAGCGATCCGATCAAGGCGCGCTTCATGCGGCAGGACTTCTTCGAGTTCATGCCGCAGTTCAAGCTTGTCATCGCCGGCAACCATAAGCCTTCCATTCGCAACATCGACGAGGCCATGCGGCGGCGCTTTCACATGGTGCCGTTCACCGTGACCATCCCGCCGGCCAAGCGCGACAAGACGCTCACCGACCGCCTCCTGGCCGAGCGCAACGGCATCCTCGCTTGGGCGATCGAAGGCTGTCTCGAATGGCAGCGCATCGGGTTGAAGCCGCCGGCGGCGGTGCAAGCGGCGACCGACGAATATTTCGACGACGAGGACGCCATCGGGCGGTGGATGGCGGATGCCTGCGTCATCGGCCCGGGCTGCACCGAGCTGGTAGCCACGCTCTACGGCGCCTGGAAGGTGTGGGCGGAGGCAGCCGGCGAATATGTCGGCTCGATCCGGCGCTTCTCGGAAAACCTGACCACCCGTGGCTTCGAGAAATGGCGCGAGCCCGTGAGTACCCAGAGGGGATTTCGCGGCATTGCGCTCAAGGCCGCAAGTCGATCCACCACCGACATGGAGTTCTGACTACGATGCAGCCCCTGCAAACGCGCAAAAATACCCGCCTGACAGATCTGACAGATCGACCCCTTATAGACGTCACGCGCGCGCGTGCGCGCACGATAACGGTGCAAACCGTTTCATCTGTCAGATCTGTCAGGAGCCCTGAATCCGGCCTGCCCGTGCTGCTGGCGCTCGACCTCGGCTCGACCCTCGGCTGGGCGGTGCGGTTGCCTGACGGCGCCATCACGAGCGGCACCGTCGAGTTCCGGCCCGGCCGCTTCGAGGGCGGCGGCATGGCGTGGCTGCGTTTCCGCAGCTGGCTCGATGGAATGGTGCGTACGGTGGGCTCTATCCAGACCGTGTTCTTCGAGGAGGTCCGCCGTCACGCCGGCACGGGTGCCGCCCATGTCTATGGCGGCTTCGTCGCCCATCTGACTGCGTGGTGCGAGCACCAGGGCGTGCCCTATCGCGGCGTCCCGGTCGGCACCATCAAGCGTTCGGCGACCAGCAAGGGCAATGCGCCCAAGGAGGCGGTGATCGCCGCGATGCGAGCGCGGGGGTTCTCGCCCGCCGACGACAACGAAGCCGATGCGCTGGCACTGCTCGATTGGGCGATCCGCGAGGCGGAGGCAGGTCGATGAAGGCGGACGCGTTCCTCAAGCAGGCGGCGATCGTCGTCGGCGAACGTGCCGACGACTACGGCCCTGCGACGGTCCTGTTCGAGCGCATCGCCAAGCGCTGGTCGCTGACCCTTGGCTATCCCGTGACGGCGGCGCAGGTCGCACTTTGCATGATCGACCTGAAGCTCGCCCGGCTCACCGACAATCCCCGGCATTTCGACAGCGCGCTCGACGTCGCTGGCTATGCCGCCCTGCTGACGGAGGTGACGACATGCACGAAGTGAAGTGGACCCCGAGCCTTGTCGAGGAGCGCCTGGCGGAGGCAGCGGATGTCTTGAAGCGGCTGCCCGAGGTGAAGGTGCGCGGCTATTTCAACACCTGGCCGCGCATGGTCGACGAGTTCAGCGATCTGGTCGGCCAGGAGCCGCCCAAGATGCGTCGCCCCTGGCCGCAGCCTGCCGCCATCACGCGGATGGAAGAGACGCTGAGCTGGACCATCGGTCTCGATCCCGTCGATGCGAAGATCGTCTGGCTGCGCGCCGGTGGCGAGCGGTGGAAGACGATCTGCTGGAAGGTTGGGCTGGCGCGGGCGGCCGCCAACGAGCACTGGCTCTACGCGCTCTGCGTCATCGCTTGGCGGCTTAATGGCAAGCAGCATCGGCGCAACGTCTCCAAGCGCCGCGTCATCGACGAAACGCGTGCTGCGCTTGGGTGAGAAGCCAATCGTAAAGCGTCTGCCAGACACTTTCCCATCGGACAGATTCGCCGAATTGGGCTAGCTTTAGCGGCAAGATCGGGAGAGGCGCGCGCAAGCGCATCGATGCTCCCCTAAGGCCCGGGTCCTTCCTGGCCGATATCTGATGCTGGCGGCAGTGGCGCGGAAGTTCGCTACCGACTGCCCCGAAATCCGAGTTACCAGTTACCACTGCCCCGGCGCGATCAGCCGCTTTAAGCCTTTGATATGGCGCGACCTTGCGGGCAAGCGGGACTGGTAACTCGATCCGGTAACCGGCAAGCCCGGTTACCGCCCCGACCATCGAACCCCTGGTAACGCCATCCCGTCATGCAACCTCGCTTGCCCGACAGCGTCGAGCATTGGCCGCTCGACCGCCTGCGTGCCTATGCGCGCAATCCGCGCACGCATTCCGACGCGCAGGTCGCCCAGATCGCGGCCAGCATCGTCGAATTCGGCTGGACCAACCCGGTCCTGGTCGCGGGCGACGGGACGGTGATCGCCGGGCACGGGCGGCTCGATGCCGCGCGGCGTCTCGGCTTGAGCATGGTCCCCGTGCTCGTGCTCGATCATCTCAGCGAGGCGCAGCGCCGAGCCTATGTGATCGCCGACAACAAGCTGGCACTGAACGCGGGCTGGAACGACGAATTGCTCGCCGCCGAGCTGCACGCGCTGAACGGCGACGGCTTTAATCTCGAACTCACCGGGTTCGACGAAACCGAACTCGAGCGCCTGATGGCGCCGCTCGACAACGATGCAGACGCTGGCGGCGATGCTACCGACGATGCCGACGAGGCGCCCGAGCCGCCCCGCAATCCGGTCAGCCGATCGGGCGATCTCTGGCGCATGGGCGAGCATCGCCTACTTTGCGGCGACAGCACGGACGGTGCTGCGATCGCGCGTCTCATGGAAAGCGAGCGCGCCGCACTGCTCTTCACCAGCCCGCCCTATGGCAATCAACGCAACTATACGACCGGCGGGATCGGCGATTGGGAAGCCTTGATGCGCGGCGTGTTCGGTCGGCTCGACGACGTCATGGCTCAAGACGGCCAGGTTCTGGTCAATCTCGGCATGATCCATCGCGACAACGAGTGGCAGCCCTATTGGAATGGCTGGCTCGACTGGATGCGCGCGTCCGGATGGCGACGCTTCGGCTTCTACGTCTGGGACCAGGGCCCCGGGCTCCCCGGCGACTGGAATGGTCGGCTCGCGCCGGCATTCGAGCTGCTCTTCCACTTCAATCGGCAGACACGCAAGCCGAACAAGATCGTGCCCTGCAAATGGGCCGGGCACATCAATGACAGCCATGGCGGCATGCGCGGCAAGGACGGAACGGTCGGCGAGTGGACCCATGCCGGCCAAGGCGTTCAGGAAACCCGCATACCCGACAATGTCCTGCGCATCACCCGGCACAAGGCGCGCGGTATCGAGACCGAACACCCGGCGGTATTCCCGGTAGCGCTGCCTGAGTTCGTGATGAACACCTACTGCGACCAGAACGACATCGTCTTCGAGCCATTTGCGGGATCCGGCACGACGCTGGTGGCGGGCGAGCGCGCCGGACGCCGCGTGCGGGCGATCGAGTTGGCGCCCGAATATGTCGACGTCGCCTTGCTGCGTTGGCGTCAGCTTTTCCCGGCTTCCGCCATCGTCCTCGACGGCGATGGGCGATCGTTCGAAGCGGTCGCCGCCGAACGGGGCATCGAGATCGACGATGCAGCGTGACCATATCCAAATCGAGCAGTGGCCCTTGGATCGGCTATTGCCCTATGCGGCCAACGCCCGAACGCATCCGGATGAGCAGGTTGCCCAGATCGCTGGATCGATCGCGGAATTCGGCTTCAACGTTCCGTGCCTCGTCGACGAGCGCGGGGTGCTGGTTGCCGGTCATGGCCGCCTGCTCGCTGCCCAGCGTCTCGGACTTTCACAGGTTCCGGTCATTCGGCTCGACCATCTGACCGACGCGCAGGCGCGCGCCTATCGCATCGCCGACAACCAGATCGCGCTCAATTCCGGATGGGACGATGCGCTGTTGTCGGCCGAGGTTACGCGGCTCAAGGAAGATGGGGTCGATCTGGAACTTCTCGGCTTTCCCGAGGATGAGCTTGATCGGCTGCTCGCTGGGCTGGACGGTGAGAAGGGCGGCAACGAGGACGAGGATGTCGTCCCGGAGCCACCGGAGACGCCGATCTCGCGGTCCGGCGATCTCTGGATCGTCGGGCGTCATCGTCTCCTTTGCGGCGA